CGTAATTGGATTTTGGATGGGGTTAAGCTATAACATAAACTCCCATGCTTTGTCTAACACTCCTTTTAAAACGTGGTCAACAAAGCCACCTCCCTTAGAACTGGTACTGGAGGGTGCCGTATGATCTGGGACTGTTGGGTCCATCAATCTCAACTTACCCATACTGTAAGTTAAGTCAGACATACCTTGTGAATTTGGTTTTGCAATACCAGGGACTAACAAATTAGGACCTTTCCTTTCATAATGTGCATATATCTCCCACTCAAATGGTTGAGCTGAATTAGTAACGATATATATACCCAAATTGAACGGATTATCCAATGTCTGCCCACTAGAATTATTACCTCCTTCATAAATAGCGAGAACGGATTCTGATTCACCTTCTACAAGCCATTGCCAGTTATAATCTAATGGATCTGTTATGTGCCTAGTAACTGTATGAAATTTATCATTTTGATAAGGATACTCTTTATATTGTTGTTTTTGAATCTCTGTAGGATCATAACCAGTTAGATCAGTTATCCTAGGTTGAGTTTGTATGGTGTAACAAACACCTGACGATTGAAAAACAGTTGACAAATTCCTAACTCTAATACCTACACCAATGGGACGAAAAGCATTCTCACCTTTATTGGTAATAGTATTAATAAAATTAGCAGTATTATAAGGGGAACTAGATTTATAAGCCACTGGTTTATCATTCATAGTATCACCAGAACCAGCTTGAGCTTCAGAAACATAAATAGACAATTGATCATTAGCAACCATCAAAGCAGGAGAAATTGTAATCCAACCATTACCGTTAGAATTAGTGCTTCCTCGACCGTTTGACTTAACGAAAAATGTGTCTGTAACAGAATTTGATGCATCTTTTAATCTCACTCCTTTGCAACTCTGATGAAATGGATTCATCATAGCAGCTGCTAATTGTCCTAGTTCTTTGTCTTGATTGAGGTAGGAAGAGATCTTTCCAATTTTGCCACCCTTTCTATTAGACTTTTTATTACGTCTTTTATTTCTTCTAGATCCTTTTCCTCCTTTGTTGGTATTCGTAGGTATGGGTTTCTCCACGACGACGTACCTAGGCTTGGGACCACGCCTACGGCGCCTACGACCACCTTTTTGGATTGGGACTTTTGTTGTTGTAATGATGTTCTTTCCATTCATTCTAATATTTTAAAAAGGCTCCCTCGGGATTTAAATACCTAATTATCACTAAATACTAGAAAATTATTGTATCGATCATACACTTCTTGAAAACTAACAAAACAATTACTATAAACCTCATATGATATCTCTCCATCATCATGCATCATTGATAAGATGTTGGCTAAGTAACAATATGTGTTATAATCAACTAAGCACCTCATTAAACCAGCTATTCTCTGGGCCTCTGACTCAGGGTCATAGGACTTATTCCTCATTTTGCGCAACTTGTAAACTGCTAATACCTTATCCTTAGAATGATGGATATATGGGTAAAACATTAATGAGCAGAAATCCGCCTCCTCCTTAGGTATAGGTTTTCCGGCCCACTCAATTTTAGCATGAACTGAATTCAAATTTAAATCTGAAAACTTGGACGACATAACAAGATCATCACCGTTGATAATTATAACATTATCAATTAAAACACGGGACAAATCATGGTTGTAGTTCTCTAAAATCATGTAATACCTCCATAATATATTAATGACTATTGTCAGATAATCACCAGAACCTAAGCCTCTGGGACAAACATAAAGTTCACCATTAATATGTATTAGCTTATTAATTGAATTGAAGCGAACGTTTTCAACAGACCTTCATAAACTTCATCTGGAAATCGTATTTTTTCTTTTATCTTATCATAAACCAACTCCATAAATTCGGATGAAACAGATGAGTCCTGTGCACTAGTATCTGTACAATACCAATAGGGAAGTCTTTCTAATTGTTCCTTATAGTAAGCCATTGCTCCACTCTGCAATGGATCACCAACCGCTGAAGGTAATCCACATGCTGCAAATGAATTAGTAACAAAATGGTCAAAAAACTCGCCTAGTGCCATAGTAGCTGTTAAAGTGTGCTCAGGTGGAAATGAAGTAAAGAAACGAGGAGTTTTACCTACAACTCGCACTTCATCTTTCTGGCTACCATTAATTAAACAGAACACATTTTGTTTTGAAGCAATGTCTATGTATCCCTTCAAATAGTCGTGAATTAGTGGGTCCTGTCTGGAAAATACTTTATCTGTCTTGGCTCCTAAACCAATGGACTTGCTAAGGTCCAAACGCTCAAAAGCCTCCTCATATGTCATCACACCACACTTTGGTATCATTGTCAGAAAGGTGTCAATTGCCTTTTCTGCCAAGTCATAATTCAAAGTAGGATGCGGAACATCATATTTTCTGAACCTATCTATCATATCTTCCAACTTACCTAATCTAGCGATTTCATACCCCTCACCTAATTGGGAGTGAAGCATGACCTCAACCAAATCTGACATCTCACCAGTATATTGGGAATAACCTGTAAACTTTCTAGGGCCAATAGAGCCATAGAATTCGATATGATCAAATTCAAATCGTGGTTTTTTTCCCATAACCATGATGGATGGATAAGTTGGAACATTTAAAAAGCTTGGATCCCCTTTTCTCTAAAAAAACTTATATGTTCATTGAGTAAAGGTAAACCAAATAGTGCTTTAGAAACAGTGTTTGAGAGGTCCTTACCTGCATGGATCCCAATTAACTTGCCATCAGTGTCTAATATCATACCGCCACAATCACCGGGTGCTGAATCCCCATTCCATCTAAGATAACCCCCATTATCTTTGGTAATTGAAGACAATTGCAAGTATTTGTAAAATTCTCCTCCCATTACAATTCCGTCTTTAGTACCTGTATGTACACCAAGTTTCATAGTTCGGTAAACCATGGGTGTCTTAAGCTCATAAAGTGTCAATTGATCGAAAGATGGGCCAATCAAATTTGTAGTCTTGATAATTTCAGCTACTTTACCTTGATTGTGGCTAACTTTTTGAAGGACTGTTCTAACATCCCCATAGTGTTTGCAACCAAGAACAAAGTAAGGACTAATCAAAACACCAAATGCAACTTTAAATCTATCAGCATTACAAATAGAGACTACATTATCTGCCAAATTACTACTAATCTTTGCATGAGATACTTTAGCTTCTTTGTTCAACTTTAACTTCAATTGTTTGCATTGTTCTATTCTCTTAAGAGCTTTTTCAGGGATCACTTTATGGTCCTTAACAATAAGTTTGCGTTTTGTAGGTGCAAATATCTTACTTCCTTGTTTAAAAGCTATGTAAGCAGCAATACAATGTATCAAAGAGTGGTAAGCTTCAGAAGAGGTTCCTTTCTTATGCTTAACTCCGATACTGTTGTGCTCCCAATTGAATCTCTTAACATCCTTCCAGTCCTGATAATTGATCCATTCATTTTGCCCTCCAAATTTCTTCCCACCTTTTCCTTTTCCATGCCAAAAGTCATCGTCAACCTCCTGATGATATTTAATTTCATTCTTGTAACGTTTATTCCACTCAACATCTGACCCATCTGAATGAAGCATCTCTCTCATACATGCATATGCGCACTCAAATTTATCATCATATTGATTACCATTAAAGTCCTCTAATCCCTCAAGATCATTCATTGAAATGAAATTATCAACTGATCCATATTCATCAAGAATAGCTCCATGAACATACAAATCATATTGATGTTGTCTAGTTGTCAAAAAATCATCCTCGTGTGTATCACGATATTTTTCATCCTTTTCATAATCATACTCAGGATTGTCATTATCATAATTTATCCAAGGTTTTTTTTCCCCTAAACGAGTTCCTTTATGGTGACTAGTTTTAGCAATATCATCGTTTTTCTTTTTTCTTCTGTTACGTTTTCGTTTTGGCTTAGGTGTTTCTTTTTTTTGAGCTTCTTGTTTCAACTCATTTTCCTTAATGACTTTATTCAAATGGTTGATTTGGTCCATGGCTTCCTTATATATATCATTTTTTTGCTTTGGTAATGGGGTATTTTTTATCCTTTCCTCTTCGACTTTTACAGCGTGGTGCTCTATGTTTTTCACAAAACAACTATCACACTTAACATGAGTCTTAAAAGCTGGCGTGAACATAGATCCACATTCTGTACATTTCTTCTTAAAATCCATACCACATCTACTACAATTTACGATATCTCCTTTTGGCACTTTTGTCTTACATCCCCAACACTTCTTCAAAATAGTCTTGAAGGCAGCTGGTTTCTTATGAACTGGTGCTTTATGAGCCACTTTTGGTTCCTCATTTTTCTTTTCACTGGTGTTCACTTTCTCAGGAGGTTGCTCTGGAGCCAATTGATCAACATTTTTTGTTTTTGGTTGTTCCTCAATAACTGGGGGTGGCACAACCTTACCATCACTGTGACTAACTTTATTTTCTACTGGAGCTTTTCTCACAGTCTTTTTCCCATCATTAGCAGAATAGAATTTCTTTGAATAATTGGTGGAAGAGTAAGCGGCTAGATTCACAGCTTCGATAAATAGACTTAAGCACCCAATCGCAACAGATCCAGTTATGACAGTTGAGTTAAGTAAGCCAAAGATTGTAACAACCTCTTCTTCTTTCTTCTCAACCTCATTGGTATTCTTGTTTTTATCATTTGGTCTTTTATTCTTATCCTTCTCCAATTTCTTCTCTTCCTCAATTGGCCTTCTGAGGACTGCTTTCCAAGTAGCCCCTAATATCAATGATGAAAACAATAATGGAATTGTATTTTGAGATATAGCACCTAAAACACCTTCAACTGGAAATACTGTATAAATTGGCTGCATATTAACACCAAGAGGCTCATTTGCATAATAACACTTAGCATGTTCCATTAGCTTATTATAATTAACCAACAGAGTAACAAAAGCTACAGCCATCCCCAACAACTCAGGGTTTTTCAATGCTGCTTTCATCAATCTAAATAAGAATATTTTTGATCCTTTGAAAATAACTGTGATATATTCAGCCATTCCCTCTTTTGGTATTAATTCAAAAAGAGATTCCGCACCTACAAGTAATTCAGCTAATTTTCTACAAATTAATCCAGTAATTGTGTCAGTTTGATAAAACAATTGAATAGCTTCTTCTTCCTCAGTGAGTGGTCTTTTCATAGGCTCGTTGTGGTCAATTATAATCATCTGATCTTTCTCTATAATTGGCTCAGTGCATCCTAACTTCTCCTTACACCAATTATTAAAATCAGTACATTTTTGGTTATAATCCCTAGCAAATGTATTCCATTTTTTTCCAAGTTCTAAGTCTCTAATACCATTTCCAACATCTTTCTTCATTTTTTTAGCAAAATTTGTAGCCTTAGATTGTAGAGATATTTGCAAACCCTTGAGTACACTTGGTTCTTGTTTGTTTGCCTCATCATTACCCATTGTTTTGCTATGTAAGAGTTTAAGTCCTTCGAGCTTAAGTTGTACCCTAGCAGATAATTTCGTAATGAACGATCCACCGTCCTCATTATAGCCACCATCACCAAAAGTAAATTTCCAGGTACTTTTCTCTGATTTATCCTCAATCTTATTGGCATGAACTTGACTATTCTCTCCATCTCCTGAAGACTTTTGAATTGTATTGTTAACCACTGGGTTTGTGTTGCTAACATCCAATTGGTTAGTTCCTGTGGTGCCAATTGAACTGCTAGGTTGATTAGATAACATTTCACTAGGCCTCCCCTTTTGAGAGTAAGTAAATTCCTTAACATACTCTGCTATTTTATCCTCAAAGAGTATTTGCCCTGTTTTAACAGATCTAATTGACTTCTTCAACATCTTGCGACCTCTTTTTAAGCTTTTTATATGTCTAGTTGCAAAAGGTGGTAACTCATCATACTTAGACAACTTTTGACAGCCCAAAGTCTTAGCGTCTTCATGTAAATAGAAATCCAAATTTCCCACTTTAATGAACTTGGAACGATCAGCAAGAGAATGAAATACAAAGTTTGGAACAGTTAGCTCATCAATAGTTTTTGCAACACTCAATTGCAATCCTGTTGTAACTCTAAAAACATGCATAATGTAATCATTTGGAGCTTTTGATGGAATCTTAATATCCTTCATCACAGCAACTCTAACATTATCCCAAACACAAGAACAATTCTCAACAGTTAAATCACAAATCATACACTTATTGTCTCTCAACAAATAAGGGAATTCAAAAATTGGTACATCTCCTTCATTATCAATGAACATCAATCCTCCTTTACTACACTTAATATCTGCATTATAAGCTAAAGGAAAAAACTCCAAGTACAATTCACTTTCTGGCAATTTCATATGAACCTTAGGAATAAAATAATCATTCCTTATATCACTAAGAGTACTAAGATTTCCCAACATCTTAGCACCTCTCATCAAGAGTTGGGTATTTCCCATGGCACAATTAAAAGTTTTAGCATAAAATGGATTAAATGCAAAACCCCCAAAGGACATCCATATCTTCTTTTCTTCACAAGCTTCTTTCCAGCAAACATCAAACTCCACATCAGAGTGTTTTATGCCCGCAGCTTGATAATATCCAAAAGAATTTAAATTAACCATGGTAATACTTACTTCACATGTAGG